GCCGTAGCATTGCTGTCTTCATCATAAACCGTGACGCTGGTAATCGAAGCCAACGGCCAGCGCGGGAGTTCAAGGCTTGCCATTCCGCCATAGATTTCATTGCGATGAATTTGCTGAACGCCGTCCCACCATGCTTCTGAAGCTGCGGGCCAATGATCAAGAGTTAACCGCCATGATTGAGAAATAAACGCAAGACCAGAATAATCCTCAATCATCTGGCGGGCTTCTTCAATAATTTCATTGGCCTCATTGTCTGGCAATTCTGTTATATCTGCTCGAATATGCGAACGCAGTTCAACCGCCGTGATAGGCTCCGAAGCCGGGCCTGATACCAAAACAGAACCGCGTCCCTGATATAACTGAATTGCTGGGCGGAGCGTCATGGTTGAACCTTTCTAGGGCGACCGCGAGGACGTTTAAATTCATACTTTTCAGACACTTTTGGCGCTCGCTCTGTTTTCCAGTCGAGGCTTTCGGCTATTTCATCAACTCTTTTTGCATAGCCTGCCGATATAGCAATTTCAGCAATCGTGCCCTCTACAATATCGCCATTTTTGAACATGACAATCGTATGCCCTTCTGGCGCAATTCTAAAGCCTTTCGGCGCAACAATTTCTGCTTTCATGATCTTGCTCCCGCTAGAAAAAATGGCGAGCGCAATTAAGCGCCCGCCATCTCGTTATTAGGTGGCAGCAACCGCCGTGCCGACAAATGTCGTTTCGGCGCGATGCGGCTTGTTGAGGATCGCAATCACGGAAACGTCAGCATCCGTGCCGGTCGTGCCAACAACATTCATGCGAACATAGCGTTTGGAGCCGCGATAGCCGACGCCACCAGCAACAGAGTTGTCGGCAGTGTCAGAAGTCACAGTGACCGAAATCGCGCCATCAACGCTGTCCGCCGCAACAATCGCAGCAGCGCCAGCGGCTGTGCTGTCATCGCCATGTTGAACGGTCGCCGTGAAGCCAGCGGTTGTGCCGGCATCGGTGATGGTGTTGTTAACCAGAACGATGGTCGCGGCATCAAAGCCTTGAACATCAACCCAAGACGAAGCCGCAGGCGTCGTGCCGGAAAGCGACAGATTGCCAAGGTGGACAACCTGCTTGTTGCGAAGCATATCACGCATTCTAGTAATCCTTTCAGCGTGTTAGTGGAAAAGGGGCGGCGTGATTGCCGCCCCAGTTGTTTTACGCGGTGAACTCGATCAGCTTGATGGCTTCGAAGTTAACCACATCACCGCCGACGCGCTTCGTGGTGTAGAACTCCACATAAGGCTTGGCGGAATAGGGATCGCGCAGAGTGCGGATGCCAAGGCGATCAACGATCTGATACGCTTCACGCATATCGCCAACCGCAATCGACAGGCTGTCTGTCGCCGGATCAGGCATGTCCTCGAACGAGGCAACCGGATAACCCAGCAACGTGGCAGGCTGACCAGCAGCGATGCCGGGCGACCAGAGATAGGCACCATCGCTGTCCTTCAGCTTGCGCGTCAAGGTCAGCGTTGCGCGGTTCATGAACCACGTTGCGTTTGCGCGATACTGAGTCTTGAGACCGTAGAGCGCGTTGATCAGAACGTCGCCACCATTCGGAGCCGCCGCAAAAGCGCCGTTCACGCCAGTGTCAAAACGCTCGATGGTGCCGGGCAGAGTGGTGCCGTCCGCATAGGTCAAGAAACCACGCGGCTTGCCAACGCCATTGCCATTGACGAAAGCGGCAGCTTCGTCGCGGGCAAACTTTTCGGACACCTTGGAAGCAAGCCATGCTTCCATGTTGATCGAGGCGTCGTCCAGCAGCTTCTGCGTTGCACGAGGCGCAGCATAAAGTTCATGGACCGGGATGCGCCATTTGCCGATTTCCGGCGTGTTGGTTTCCGAACGCGAAGCGGTTTCACCAACCCAGCCCGACGAGGCTTCGTTCAGGTCAAACAGTCCTTCCAGAGCATCGCTGGAAATGACCTGAATGCTGGCGAAAGCCCGCATCGGAGAAGTTTCGAAAACCTTCTGAACGATACGGCCAGACGTGTCAGGATTGACAACATAGCCGCCATCGGGATCAGAACCGACCGACAGAGCCTTGCGCTCGTCCATGCCCATGATTTCTTCGCCCTTGCGGAGGAAGCGATCAAAAGCGGATTTGTAGGCGGCCATGCCAGCAGCATCAAACTGCGGAACGGTTTCGCCACGGCGACGAGCAAGCATACCGGCCCACTCCTGCGACTTGGCGTCAAGGTCGATTTGCTCGCCCTTTTCGTCGGTCACAATGCGGTTGGCCCGCTTGGAAGCCAGCGCGGCTTCGTCAGCAATTGCCTGAGCCTTCTGCATGTCGGCCTCGATCTTCGCCAGCTTGGCATCGAGGACGGGATCGGATGAGCCTTTCTTTTCGATTTCAGCAAGGCGAGCATCGTTCGCCTTTTTGAACTCGTCAAAAGCCCGGTTAAGAGAGTCTACCGCCGCAGCGGCTTGCTTGATTTCATCAGACATTGGTTAGCCTCGTTTTCAGATTTTCGATGTGAGACAGAAGGTCGGAAAGACCTTCGGGTTTCGCACCTTCATCCGATCCAGCGTCCCGCAGTCCGGTAAGTGCCTTGAAGCCGTGCAGCGTTATTGCTGTGGCCTCTTTGCGGCTATATCCTGCATCTCGCAGGAAAGCCTCAAACTCTCGTTCCGTTTTGATCGATTTGACTGCCGTGATTTTTGCATCCGGCAGCATCGGGAACGTCACAAGAGAAATCTCAAACAGATCAATTTCGGTCAACTTGCGAATACGCCCGCCGCCTTCTTCGATGCTCTCAATAGCACGATAGCCAATCGACATGCTATCAATTGCACCAGCCCGCAACAGCGCCATCGCCTCGCGGCCCTTATCTACTTCCTTCAGGATGCGACCGCGAACAAACAAGCCGCGCTCATCCTCGCGCACTTCATCCCAGACACCGATTGGCTGCTGCGTATCGTGCTGCCAAAGCATTTTGATCTTGCGTTTGCCCAGCGTTTTCATAAACGCGCCGCGCTCGACCACGTCCATGCCCTGATCGACAATGCCAAAAACAGACGCATAGCCTTCAAAAACGCCATCCTGATCAGGCTCTTTTTTCAGGTCTAGAGAAACTGATTTCCTCTGAATATTTTCGCTCATATCTTTGGCCCTATCTTCCCAGAACGATTGGCAAACGACATAACGCTGATCGGCATCTGGAAAATCGGAAATTGCTTCCTGATCGCCCATGCAGCGCTCTAGAAAATCATCTCGTGCTTCATTCCGGTTTGGCTTTGGCATTTCGGAAATATATCAGATTTTGCAGCGATCACAATAAAGCCTCCGTATCGACCACAAAACCAGTCGTGCATCGGCAGTTTATGACGTTTCCAGCCGCGCCATTTGGATCGCCCGGATACATCAGGCGATCTTCAATGCCCTCTTTGGAAGTAAACACAAACGCCTCGTCCATACCAACTTTCGTGCCATTAAATTCTAGATGACCATACTCATCGCCATTTTCCAGCGATCTGGTGCGCTTGTCGATGGCGGAAATCCATTCCTTTTGCATCGGCAATCCCGTGCGCTTGGCGGCTTCATAGGCTCCATAATTCGCAGCGCCATGCACTTCCGTTCGCGCAATCATACGCGCCCGCCACTGCGAAATTCCTTCCATTGTGTCCATAATCATATCTGCAATATCGTCTTGGCCCAGCCCTTCAACATATCCGCGAGCGATAGCGCGAATAATATTCTGGCGCGTTTCCGTTTCAACGCCACCGATGCGCCTGCGGATAACCTCGCTCGCTAAATATCGAAGTGCTTCCGACATCATAAATTGCGAAAAATCTTGCTTGTGTTCTAAATCAACGCCAGCGCTTTTGCCCTGCTGCCAAATGCGAACGCCAAATGAGACCGCCGAAGAAACAATCATATCCTTGTAAATATTTTCCAGCTTGTCGCGGAAGCCTCGCGCCGGAATTACTTCGCGGGTGATTTTCCATGCAGAAATCATTTCTGCACTGGCGTTGTAAATTCCTGTGGATAAACTGGCGACAAATTTATTTTCCAGACGCTCCATGAGCGCCATTTGTCGCCGCCACTCGCGTTGGCGGTTTTCGTCCATCCATGCGCGGAGCATTATTCGTCATCCAGTTGACGATTGATCTTGTTTGCCCAAGCCCTACCGGGATCGCCGCCCCATAACGCCCAAGCGATGCGACCGGCTGACGGGTATCCTTTTTCTCCGGGCGACCATCCTTG